TCTTCCTGCGATAGCGTCAGGTCCACGCCGTCCGCCGCCAGCGTCCATGACGTGATGCGATATGTGTCGGCAGGCAGGCGAGGCAGCGATAGCGTCACGGTATCCATGCAGCGCAGCGCCAGGCCGCGCATGTTGACCGGCAACGAGATTTCCCGTTGCTTTCGGTTCCGCCGCAGAGCGATCAACATCAACCGCTGAGCCGTCGTGCCTGACGTGGTGAAATCGTATTGGAAGTCCTGATAGACCTCCGTTCCGCCGTCCTCCGCGAGCGCCTGCGCATCCAGCAACGGCGGCGCATCGGTCGGCTGGTAGCCGGCATTCGGCCGCACATAGACGGCGCGCACGCCGTTGAAGAGGTCGCGCGCCGCACGATTGGCGCGCACCTGATACGGGCCGCGCAGGTCGTTTTCTGTGAGCGTCATCACCGGCGAGGTCCACGCGCCCGCGACAATCACCCATTTGCCGCCGGTCCATACCGCCGTGCCTGCCATGCTCGACAACAGCCGTTCCAATATGCGGCCTGGCGCTTCGTCCAGATCAAACGTGCCGTTGCACGTGTAGCGCGGTTCCGTGCCGCCCCCAGCGAGCTCCACTTCCTCGTCACAGATGTTCGCCGCCGCGATCAGCGCAGGAATGTCTATCTCGTCCCACGATGCGCCGAGGCCGAAGCGCGACGTAATGAAGTCGGCTACGCAGAGCGCGGAGTTCGCGCTCCATTTGGTCGCGCCCGTGCGCGGGTCATAGACGAGCCGTCCACGAATGACGGCGGAGATGTTTGGCACGCCGGAGCGAAAAACCGTGCTGTCGTATCGCAGCACCGAATAGAGCATCGCCCTACCCTGCGCGCGGCATGTGTTTGTCCATTGGCCGTCGGTCTCGGCCATGAACATCGCGTTGGCCTTCTGGTCGCTGCGGCCGAGACTCCATTCCGTGCGCGCCAGGCCCCGGAACTGCTCATCCGTGATGGGCGTGTCGTTGAGGTAGATAGCCTCCACCCAATCAATGCGGTGCGCCGCGATGGCGTGCGCGAGATACAGCAATTCCTCCGGCGCGTAATTGGCCGGGACGCCGCCGTTGACTTGGGATGCGAAGGACGTCCGCGCCGTCGCGTTTGTGTGCAGAAACACGATGGGTCCGGATACGCGGGTGCGGCCATAGACCACACGATGCGGCGTGATGGGTTGGCGGAATTGTTGGGTTCGACTGCCGAGATCGTTGGCAACGACAGGCGCGCGCGGAGCCTTCGGCGTGCCAATCAAGGCTTGGCCGATCATGCCGACGGCAAATGTCACAACGGCGCCAGCAAGCGCGCCTAGGATACCGCCACCAATAGCCGCGCCAACCGCAGCGCCAGCCACAGCCGCGATTAGTGGCAGAACGACAGCCATCTAAACCGCCCATGCCTTGCTGGCCGCCACCATCGGCACCGCCACCACCCCTGCCGGGCCGGCGCACCACGCTATGGCGCCGCCGCAGATGCCCGCCGTTGGCCCGCCAGGCAGCCGCAGCACCACTAGATCGCCACGCCGCGCAAGCGCCGGCGGTATCTCCTGCATGTCGAGCGCAGCGCATCGCGCCGTCAGCGCGTCCTCCAAGTCCTGGCCCCATGCCGCGATGGCCTCTGCGGCCCCTGCTTCGTCGCTATAGGTGCCTCGGATGCCCGCCGCGATGTCAGGACCACCAATGTGCCGGACCACGTAGGCGGCGAACAGGAAGCAATCCCATTGCCCCCACCGAAACCGCCGACCCTCCGCGTCGCGGATCGCGGCGTCGAGTTCCTCGGGCCATGTCGCGCGGCGAGGCATCAGCCGCCCGAGCCCCACTTCAACTCGCGCTCCTGTAGCGACGTCACGAAGGAAAACGCGGTGTCGCCGGGAAACTCGGCCTGCTGATCCCGATCAGTGTATCGGCGCGCGCGAGGCCGTTCCAAATCGGCAAGCCGGCTCTCCACCGCCAGCGACACGGTAGCCGTCTCGCCCTCCTCCCAAGAGAGCGTGTCCATGCGGCCCGCCAACACCTGCACAGGCTCCCCAACCAGCGCGCCGGCCTCAGTGAGCAGCCCTATCCACACACGCGCCGCACGGCCCTGCCAGGTCACCGCGAGCGCATGCCCGATGATCTCGGGCGGGAGCCCCGACAGTGACAGCGACATGCCCGGCGCAGACACCTCCGCGCGTTCCTCAGGCGATCCTACGCCGAGCAGGTGACCCGCTCCGGTGAATGTCCGATTGCCCCACACAAAGTCGCCAATGCCCGCCCAAAGCCGAATGGGGTCCGGCGCGAAGTCGAGCTCGACCAACACCGCCGCATACAGCATCGGCGCGGCAACCGCCGCCGCCTGCGCAGTGGACAGCCCGCGCGTCACGGCAGGCTCTCCACGAAGCTGAGATTGTAAGTGCTCCACGGCCCCGGCACCGTGGAATTGCGGCCTTGCTGATTGTCCACCAGTCGAAACCGCGCCGTTGGCCGCGTCGTGACGACAGCCACCCCGCTTGGCACCGCCACGCGCAGCCGAGGCCGGATAGACAGTGTGGCCCGGCCAAGGCTGTCGCTGTTCGCGTCCGCCGTGACCATGTAGAGCCGCCCGCCGAGGCCGATGTAGTCGCCCGCCAGAAGGATGCCGGCAGTCGAAACCGCCCATCCGCCCGTCGCCACCGTATCGGCGTTTTGCGCCGCAGGAGACACGGTTTGCGGCGTCGCGGGCTGGTCCAGGAAGCCAGTCGTATCAGTGAAGCGAAAGCCGTCCGTAAACTCGGTAATCAGTGCTGAGCCGCGCGCCGTCGCGATCCCGCGTGGCAGAGGCCGACGCCAGTCGAACAGGCGCACCTCATGTTCGGAGCCGTCCAGCTTCGCAAGGAACGCATCCAGCGGCCCCGCGATGGATTGCTGGCGCTGATTGAATGTCAGCGTCGCCACCCATCGCGCACCAGGTCGCGCCAGCACCTGCGTGGCGCGCGACAACGGGCTTTCGGTGCGGAGCGTGTTGGGTTCGATGAAGAACTCGGTTCCGCTCGGCCGCAACGCGAGGGGCCAATCATAGACCGCCATCGTCACCGCCCCCGGATGTTGCGCGCGGATGCGCCGCCGCGCCGCGCAGCGTCCTCCACGGCGGCGCGTGCGATGGCGGGGATTTGCATGCGGAGCGCGTCAATCTCGCGCGGACCCGCGCCCTGCGCGTTGATGTTCATCACGATGGTCGTCCCGCCCATTGCGCCGTTTGGCGCAATCGCGCCGGCAACGTGCGGGATGAACGCCTCTGGCCCGCGCTCGCCGACCATATACCAGTAGCCCGGGTTGACCGGGCCACCGGCAGCGCGCGGGCCTCCGAAGGGGACCGCCGGATTGCCGCCGCCGGCAGCGACGGGAGAGCGGAACAGGCCACCGAAGAAATTGCCGAGGCCGGACGTGATCGGCTGTAGCAGCGCGCTTGCCGCATTTGCCAGCGGCGTCGTGATGGCCTGCCGCGTGATGATGCGCGCAACATCCTGCGCGATGCCGCCCAAAACCTCGCGCAGCGACTTGCCCTTGACGATCGCGTCCTCAAACGCGCTGCTGAACGTCAGGCCGAGCTCGCGCGATATGTCGTTCGCCCGATTGCCGCGCTTTTCGATTTCCTCAAGCTCGCGGCCCAATGCCAGCGTTGTCCGCTCGACCGCTTCGGTGAACTCGTCCTGACTGATGATCCCCTCTTGCAAAAAGCGATTAAGCGCCTGCTGCCCACGCTCATACGCGCGAAGCGCATTGGAAAGCGGATCAACGCGCGCTACTAGGTCCTCGAATTGATTGCGCTCGCGCTCGAACCGCGCCGCCTGCTCTCTGCGCAGCCGTTCAAGCGTCGCTTCCACCGTGTCGGCATCGCCGCCGCGTCGCCGATCGCCAAAGCCCGGAGGCGTCGGCGGCCCGTATTCCTCGCCCGTGTCGCGGCCCGCGTTGGCAAGTTGCGCGCGGCCCTCCGCGATCCGGGTTAGCGCCGCCTGTTGCCGCTGGATATCCTGCTGCAGCCCTGCGAGCCGCGCCTCTGCCGCAAAAAGCCGGCCACGCGCGTTGGCCAAGTCGCCCGGTTGCACTACCGACCCGCGCGCGGCCTGTTGCTCTAGCAGAGCGAGATTGCGCGCCGCCGCATCTCGGTCGCGTGTCGCCGTTGCAATCTGGGCTGCGCTGTCTTCGAGGAACAGGACCGCGTTGTTTTCCTGCACGCGCAGACGTGCGGCCAACAAGTCGCGCGTCTCATTGGCTGCGCGCGCGGCAATTTGCGCCTGCGTCCCATACAGCGCGTTGATGTCGCGGAGAATGTCGCGGAGTTCCTCCGCCGCCTTGCCGGTATTCCGGAACCCCTCTTCCGCGACCTTGCGCAGTTGCTCCGCCGCTTGTGACCCGGAAAGGAACTGCGCAACAAGCGTGCCCATTACCAGGACAGCGCCTGCGGCCGCGCCGCCGGCGCCGAATGCGCCAAGAAACTGGCTGCCCTGCTGGCCAAGCGCCGTCAGCGCAGACGTGCCGGCCTGCACCTGGACGACGAAGTCTTGAAGCTGAAAGCCCGCCTGCCCGACCGCAGCGCGAAGCCCGCCGAACCCGCCGCCACCGCCGCCGCCACTTCCGCCGCGCGTGACGGGGCCGCTTGATCCGCTGCCCGTCGCCGCGCGCGCTGCTGCATCAAGCCGCTGCAACGCGCGCTCGCCGGCCGCGCCCATCTGCTCAAGCTGCGAGCGGACAACATCCGCGTCGGCCACGCTCAGCTTGAGCAAAATGGCCCTAGAGGAACCGCTCATCCATCGGTCCTCCGCTCAGCCAATCCTATCGCGATGCCCTCGGCGGCGTAGCGCAGCAACTCCGCCGCGACCTCGGGCTCGACGCCGTAGGCCGCTGTCAACGCCAGCGCGCCGGACATGTCCACGCGAGGCAGATCCATCCCGCCGCCGGCCAGCGCCGCTTGCGCTGCCGCAAGACAGGCCACACCCTCCGGCGTCTCAGGCGCATTCAAGATCAGCGGGCAGGCTGCGCATCCGCCATCGCCGCATCCGGCGCAGTGGTCCCGCCCCCGTCCCCAGCGCCAGGCGAGGAGGGAGCGGAGCCGTTTCCCTCGGCGGCCACCGCCTCAATTGGGGCCAACACGATCTTGAGGAACGCGCGCGACGCTTCCGGATGCGCGGCGAACGCCTGGAATGACGCAGGGCTGAGAGGCAGCGGCGCTCCGTCTTCGCCGACCACACCCTCCCACGCCTCTACGGAAAAGCGCAGCAACGCCTCCGCCACGTATTGGTCCTGCATGCCGGCGCGCCAATCGGGATTGGCCCACGTCGCCATTCCTGCGTCCATCGGCGTGCCGTCCTCTTCCGCTGCCTTGGCCGCCTCCCACTCATGCGCCACACGCTTCAACGCCTCGTTGCGCGCTGCCGTGACCACCGCCGTCGTCATGGGCCGCAGCAGCAGCCGCACGCCGAACCCTTCGAGATCGTGCCAGCGGCTTTCCTTCACCTGCGTGAGCCTCAGCATCAGGCGTAGCTCGCGACCTGGTTCTTGAGCGTGACGCGCAGAAGGCTGTTGTCAGTGCTGTCGTGCGACGCGATGAAATTGTAGGAGCGCGTGATGCCGCCTGGTCCGCTTACAGCCGCGCTTGTCGGCTCCAAAAAACAGCGCGGATAGTGGAACTCCAACGACGTGTTCGCGTTGATCGTCAGCTTGTAGGTAATGGCGACCGCCGTCAGCGCGCGCGCCGCCGCCTCCTGCGTGTGGTTGGCAAAGCGAAGCGTCACGCTGCCGCCGCCCGTCGCCTCTCCATAGGCGTCAATGCCGCCGATGCCCACGCCGCTGCCCACGGTCGGCACCGCCGCCATGCCATTCGAGAAGCGCAAACTGCCCGCCGTCGCGCCCGGCAGCGCAGTGCCATTGTAGGAAATGCTGCCCTGCGTGCGATGGAACCGCGTCGAAGGCGTGACCACGGGCGTGCCAGCGCCGCTGCTGCCCGCATGCGTCCCAGTCAGGCATAGGAGGCCGAACGTCAGTTGCGCGGCACCATCCGGCGCGAAGTCCAGCGACATGGTGTTGACACGCACGCCCGCCGCGATCTCGTAGCGCCCGATGTCAGGAAATGCCTTCTCGATGCTCCGCGTCGGCAGCGATGTGCCGCCGCTCTTGAACACGTGCGTATAGTTCGGATTGGTGCCGGTCGTCGTCGGATCGCCGAGAAGCCAATTCATCCACCATCCGACATGCACCGTATCGGCCGGCACGACCGCCGTGCCTTCCACACGCGCGACCGACTGATATGCGTCGGCCGCGTTGCGCGTGGTGTTGGCGGACAGAATGCTGTCAGCCTGCAACCCCGGCACCGCGTCAATGTCGAGAGAGAATGCCGGGAACTGCGCCCAGTTGCCGCCGGGCGAAGTGCCTTCGGTGACTTCCTCGATCCAGTAGAACTTTGCCCGGGAGCCGTGTGCGCCAAGCGGCATGGTGATCTCCTACAGCAGCGAGGTGCGGGTTTCGGTGTGGAACGCGAGCACGCCCCAGAGTCGCGCGCGGTTGCTCAACTCGCCGAGACGTTCCATCCCGTCGAACATGATCGGCGAATAATCGGCATCGGCAGGCGTCCAGTTGATGAGCGCGTGCGCTACTGACGCGGTGGCGCTTGCGAGCGCATTGGTGCCGCTCTCGCCCCGATCATCGCTGGAATTGTCCACCGCGATGATGATCTGAAACCCGATGCGCAGCATCGTGTCCGTCGTGCCGCTCTCGCCGAGCAGAAGTGATGACACCGCGCTGATCTCCACATCCTCCATGGGCTCGACGCTATCGAGCACGAAGAAGGCATGAGGAACGGCGAGCTCTGTCTGGTCGGAAACGCGCTCAAGGCGCGAGGATGACGCGACGCGCTCCTCGAACAACGCGCATTCCGCGCGCAGCCGCGTCACGACCGCCGGCATGAGAGCAGCGAGGCTCACCCGAGCAGCATCCCCAGAACGAAGCCAGCGCCGAACGCCACCACGGTCGCGACCGTCACGCCGACACCGCCGACGCTGAACGCCTCGCGCTTGCCCTTCGCGGCGAGCTCCGCCGCCACGCGCTCCGCCTTGTCGCGGGCGCGGCCGTAGATGTCTGCCATGTGATGCTACCCCCTGAACGCCGCGCTCGCGTCAATCACGCGCAACAAGCGCCGTTCCAGATCTTCCTCGGCCCGCTTCTGCAGCGGCGTCCAAATCGGGCGCGGCGCGACGCGGCCTACGCGCCGGTTCACCCGCTTGCCGCGCCATGTCTTCTGGATGCGTTCAGCGGTGCCGAACTCCAGCAAATGCCGATGCGCGGCCAGGCCCTTTCGGCTGAACACCTTCGCGCCGTAGCCCTTTTCGCGTCGCGGGAACGCGATGCGCAGCCCGCGCAGCAAATTGCCAGTGAACACCGCCGGCGCTTCGCCAGGGCGGCTCGCGCGATAGGCTTTCGTGCCACCACCGGACAACCGCTCGCGCCGCGTGACGGTGGCTTTCTTGCCGCCGAACAGCACCACACGTCGCCGCACGCTGCGATAACGAGCGCGGTTGGATCGCGCGCCGTAAAACTTCCCGGATTTCGGGCGCGCAAGTTCCGCCGCAACGATGCGGTTATACTCGCGGGCGATCTCGCGGATCGCCCGTTTGATATCCTCATCCAGCGCCGCTGCGTCGCTCACCATTTTTAGGAATGCGCCACGGTTCTGAATGGTGAGGTTCACTCCGCGATCTCCGGCAAAATCTCCTCGCACATCACTTCCATGCTCAGGCGCCGACCGTCCGGATCGCGCACCCGCACCTTCCGAAACCGCTGCGCGCCGCCGCCCGCCGAGATGTGCGAAAACGTCGTCGGGTCCTGCCATCGCAGGATCAGCCGATGCGTCACATCGTCCTCAATCTGCTGATCGCCGATGTGCGCCGTTCCGGGCATCACGCCGCCGATGATCGCCCACGCCTGGCCCGTCTCAACGTAAATGTTGTCAATGCCGGTGCTGTCGTCTGGCGACTGCTGCCGCATTTCCAGCGTGACGAGATGCCGCCTCACAGCGCGAACCGCCGCCACGGATCGAGCAGCCGCGCGGCTTGCGGCGGCACGCCGGCAACCGGCGTCATGAACGTCTCGGCCATCAGGCCGTTATTCTGCGAACGCAGGCCGGGGTTGCCGCCGCGCTGCGCGTGCATCTCCGCCACAGTCAGGATGCACGCGCGCTCAATGTCCCACGGCAAATCGTCCAGGAGCGCATAGCCGGCCTTGTATGTGATGGTCACGAGCCCGGGCTCCCAATTCGTCCGCTCATCATCGGAGAGCCGATACAGCAGCCCGCCGGCATCCAACTCGTATTCGTCGGCGCCGA